CCTATCAAGCAGGCAAGACCCCGAGCAAAGCGAATATCCTAGAGTAATTTTTACTTCTGAGTCATCAGGAATTCTGGAAGAGTTGGGTTTAAAATAATCCTGTCGAAAGGAGCGAGACAAAGTGAAGAGTGAGCGAAAAAGTAAGAGCAAGAATTTTTGGTAAAGTAATTGATAATTAGTAAATTAGGTAAATATGAAAGTTTTTTACATGGTTTTTGTTCAGGGAGGAAATAACCCTGCATGCGTTCATGACAGTATTGAAGGCGCAAGAAACGAAGCTGCGAGGCTTGCCAGGTTGACAGGAGTACAGGCCTTTGTTTTAAAGGCTGTTCAGTGTATTGAGATATCAGATGTCAAAATTACTTACCTGGAAGACTACGTGGATAATCCTCATTTTTAACCTCTAAAGAGCAAACAACCATGACAGAAGAAGAGAAAATATTCCGTGCTTTCTATCAAATTCCTCTGGATATTGAAGGATCAAATATTGATCGAGTTGGATGGATACCAGACATTGAAGATTGCAAGTACATGCCAGAAGGTGAGTATGAGAGATTGTTAAAAGAATGGACATATGTAAATGCCAAAGTCTTATTTGATAATGTATTTAATGAATGGGATAGCTGCGATTGCGGTGATGGATATGGATGCTCTCACGGAAGCTGGGTTTGTGAAATAAGGATTAGGTCAGGCGATAAATATCACCACATCGAACTTGAAGAAGACAGAATGTTCATTGAAAATCAAGGAATGGTTTATATTCCAATTAAAGCATCTATTTATGATTTTTACAGAGCTTGCCAACTAGTTGGTATCCAGTTGGAGTTATCAGAATACGCTAAAAGTTTAGTCGAAGGTAAACAACCAACAGTATGAAAGGAACAATTAATAATGCTAGGTGGCAAGGATCGAGGAAAAGAATAAAGTTTTCTATTCAGACAAGGATAAGAAATCGCAAGCCATTTTTATTGGATGCTTTTATTTTTAAATTGATTAGAACATCTTTTTCAAAAACAACTCCACATATTTTCCCAGCCGAAATGGAACGTGGCAACCTCAAATAAAAACAATCAAATGGAAAGAACCGAACTTGAGAAGCAAGTATTCGATGAGGGTTATAAATTAGGTTATAAAGATGGGCTTACTGATAATGACTGTCTTGATATTGTCTATCTAAAAGGGAAATCGGATGGTAAAGAAGCCGGTCGAGAGGATGAGAGGAAGGAAGTAATAAGAAAGCTGGACAAAATAGGAATTGAAAATATCGACCAATTCTTTCTTAAAACCTATGATATACTTCAGGAAATGGGACCTAAAGCATCGAATGCAGAACTTTTTGTAATTGTAAAATCAGTTATCGCCGAGTTAGAAAACATTGAAAAGCAATGAAAGAGAAGATACTTCACACAAAGATCAAAACAGAAAAGCATGGAAGGAATGTATTTACTGCATCCTGTTATTTTAAACCTGAAAACGGTAAGTATCCGGCAATTGAATATTATCAAAAGGGTACCTCAGAGCAGGAAGCTATTGAGAAAATGAAAGCCGTTTTATCTGGGAAAGGCGATCAAGAAATAGTTGAGGTTGAAGCAATTAACTGAGCTATGAAAGCGGAGGAAAATAAAGAACAGGAAACACCTAAGCTTAGTTCTTTGTATTGGGAGAAATACAAACATGGATATGCAACCAATAAAGAGGTATATAAGTGAGGAAAATAAAGAAACCTACGACCAACTTCTAAGCTTAGAAGCGAAGATAGAGTTAATGGAAGAAATTAATGATTGTTCTGATAGAGCAAGTGACTGGAGAAGGGCTGACCAGTTCAAATTAGAGTATAAACAACTAGGAATAAAGCATAACTTAGTACAATGAAAGACCAAGCCAAACTCAGTGAGATATGGTGGAATAGGTGTAAAAACTACTATACAAACCATCGTGAGCAAACAGTTTTTTATATAGAAGAATCTGAGTTAGAAGTACTAAACCAACTAATTACCTTTGAGGTAAGGATTGAGGAGTTGACAGATTTAACCAAAGAATTTAAGGATTCTGCTTGGAAGGAATGGATGATTGTTAGAAAGAAAAGGTTGGAATGCGAATACCAATACCTAGGAATAAAACACGGACTAATCGACCCTCAACAAAAGCTTTAAGACTAGCTTGGTAATTATTAGAAAAGTACAACGTTTTTTTGTCTCCACCGCCTATAGGAGACAAGGCTTTGAAAAGTTATATTTTTGAGGTAAATTTAAGTATGGCTGAATCAAACCCAGAAGGGAGACCTACTAAATACAAGGAAGAATTTAATGTTCAAGCTTACAAGCTTTGTCTTTTGGGCCATACAGACAAAGAGCTTGCTGAATTCTTCGAGGTATCAGAAGATACAATATATGAATGGAAGAAAGTACATCCAGAGTTTTCCGAGGCAGTCACGCGAGGCAAGACAATTGCTGATGCTGAAGTAGCTCATTCTTTCCACAAAAGAGCCATTGGTTACAAATATGACGAGGTGACTTTCGAAAAGATAGGAGAGAAGGAAGAAGTAGAAGATCCTGACGACTTAATTAAGTCTGTCGAATTGTACAAAAAGAAAATAGTTACCAAAGAAGTTGCGCCCGATCCAGGAGCAGCTTTAAATTGGTTAAAGAACCGCCAACCTGCAAAATGGAGAGACAAACAAGAAATAGAGCATTCCGGAAATATAGATTCATCAGTACACATCTACCTACCTGATAATGATCGCGGCACCACAGCGACAAGTTAAAGAAATTAAGCCTCAGAAAGGATTTCAGGAAAAATTTCTTTCATCAAAAGCCGACATTGTAATTGGAGGAGGCGCAGCGGGAGCTGGAAAGAGTTTTGCTCTTCTTTTAGAACCATTAAGATTTAAAGATTACCCAGATTTTGCCGCTGCTGGATTCAGGAGAACATACCCAGAGATAACAAACCCTGGAGGGCTTTGGGATACTTCCTCAAAGATTTACCCCTTGATAGGGGCAAGACCTGTTGATATGGATTGGGTATTCCCAAAGAAATCGAAGGTCGTTTTCAGACACTTGCAGCACGAGAATGACGTGTACGCATGGCAAGGATCTCAGATACCCCTCATTCTATTTGATGAACTTACTCACTTTACATCTAAACAATTTTGGTATCTTTTATCCAGAAATAGAAACCCTTCCGACAATGGTATCAGAAGCTATGTAAGAGCCACATGTAATCCCGATCCTGATAGTTTTGTAGCTGAATTGGTCAAATGGTTTATTGACGATAAAGAAACTCTAGAAGATGGCACGCCAAACGAAAACTATGGATTCCCAATATTAGGAAGAAGCGGGGTTTTAAGATACTTCACCAAGGATGGGGAAAACTTAATATGGGGATCAACCGAACAAGAAGTAATCCTTCAAGCCCCTCATCTATTCGAGGGCGAATTAAAAGATACTAAGCCGAAATCAATAACTTTTATTCCGGGGGATATTTATCAGAACCAAGAATTACTAAAATCGGATCCTGGGTATCTTTCTAATTTAATGGCCCAAGACGAGACTGAGAAGTTCCGACTTTTAAAGGGCAACTGGAGACTCCGTTCTGATGGACTAGGCCTATTCGAAGAAAAAGGAATTGCAAACATCTTTACCAACTATCATGACAATGTTGATAAAGAAAGATATATAACCGCTGATCCTGCCCGGTTTGGTTCTGATTTTTGCGTTATAAATGTTTGGTCTGGATGGGAGTGTATTATGACTATCATATTCACAAGATCAACTTCTCATGAAATAAAAGATGCTATAGAAAAACTGAGAAAGGAGTTTCGAGTAGGAGTATCTGAGGTAATAGTTGATCAGGATGGAGTTGGTGGTGGAGTGGTAAAACTAGGGTCATACTTGGGATTCTCAGGAGGATCATTGCCACTAAAAGACATTGATATCCGAAGGAAGGAGAACTACAAAAATTTAAAAACCCAATGTTATTACAGGGCCGCAGAAGATCAAGTGAATGTAAACAACATTAGAATAAATATTTCATCTGAAACTTG